AAGTTATTAGCACCTTGAGTAATTAAACATCTTTCAGATAAATAATGTACTTGCATTGCATCTAAATCAGATGTAACAGCTCCAACAGAACCTGTTATCCAAGTCTTCATTTTTCTACTTTCAGTTTGAGAAGCTCTATATCTAACGTGTAAGAATGGTCTCTTTAAGTTTTTACCTAAAGTTTGATCATATACAGTAGAAACTCCAGCAGGAATTATAACACCTCTAAGTGGAGCAACAGCATCTCTAGAATTAATACCACCTCTAGTAGCTTTATCATTTAAGTATCTAAAGTCAGATTTGTAGAAGTCATAAGAACCTCTTCTAAACCCAGTAAATCCTAAGTTAAGCGCCATGTCTTCTGAGTTAGAGAACACTCCATAAGAAGTACCACCAGATCCATAAGAGTTCATAGAAGCTAGCATGTCATCCATTGCAAGAGACGTAGCTCTATTTACAAACATCATGTTTTCTTCAATAGCTCCTTGAGAATCAAACTCAGCTAAGATAGCATCAAACTCAGCTAAATCAGTTGAAGCGTTAACACCAGTAACACCAGTAGTAACATTACCTCTAGTTTCAATAGCAGCAAATAAACCTTCAGTACCAAATGGTTGGTTAGATGCTGGGAATTGAGAAGTACCAGTAGAAGCGTGACCATCAATAACAGAATTTCCAGTAACACCTTTAACAGCTTCTAGCATTGTCATCTCTAAATAATCAGCAAAACGAGCTCTAGTATCACCTTCAGCTTTTAAATACCATAAGTAACCTGATTGACCAGCTTCACCTGTAATTTCAACCCAACCTATTGCAGAAGCATCAGATCCTGAGATCTCATAGTAATCCTTCATAATAATTGGTTTGTTAGAGAACGAAGTGTGAGTTGGTTCTGTGTTACCGTAACCAGCAGTTGAAGATGAAGTACCCCCTTGACCTTGCGATCCTTTTACATACTCAGATCCAATAACTAATAAAGTAGCGTTATCAGTAGCTGGAGCACCAGTATCAGAAAAAGCAGAAGCAGCATCAGTAGTTGCTTGCTCATAAGGCTCAGCTGTACAAGTTGTAGCATCGGCAGCAGTAACTAAACACTTAATAGTACCTTCAGAAGTTGCTACAACTACCATATCATTAATACGCACACCATGCTCACCTGAAGCGATAGAATTACCATCAATATCAGTTGAGAATGTAAATGTACACGCGTTAGTATCATACTTACCTACATAAGATAAATGTAATCTACCTTGTTCTGACCAAACTACTTGGTCTGAGGACATTGCCTCTTCTGCACCAACTTGAGCTAAGAAACCTGAAATCGTTCTGTTTCCAAAAACTTCAGCTTCTTTTTCCATCAAGTCTGGCAGATATTGTTGTGCCCAGCTACCTGCGCTAGACGTGAAATCTATGTAATTTGAAGCTAGTGTTGCTTTTTTCGAAGCTGGTACACTATTCAAACTACCAGCGGTTCCCGAATGACCAGGTCCCGGATTTGAAATTGCCATAATTTATAATTTTTAAATTGTTATTTATTTTTAAGTTTAATTTTAAAATCAGCGGAGTCATCACCTAGCACCTTAAATTTCAAACCACCTGTTTCAAATTCTTTATGATTTTGTCTAGGTGTCATATTGATATTTTTAGATTTTTCTATGCTTTGTTTAAGTGCGTCTGATTTCCCTTGCTCATAAAAATGATTAGCGATTGCATCGGCGTTCATAGCTGTAAATATAGATTTATGATATCCCTTAGCATCTTGTAATTCGTTATTTTCATTCAAAAACTTTTTGACAAAATTATTAACATCACTTTGAGTGCTTTTGGTTTTATCAACATCCTTTACGTTAAATCTAAATTTTTTATCTCCAACATTATATTCAAAACCTTTGAATCTATCATTGAAGACTTCGTTAGTTTTTTTAGTAAAAACCTCTCTACTCTTTTTAACTGCTTGTTGATTACTCTCTTGATCTTTGTTATATCTATTAAAGAAATCAATTGCTTTTTGTTGGTCCTCTGTTAATTTAGAACCAGCCTTGATATCTTCATAGTACTTAGACTTTTGCCTGTCTAAATGGGCTTTAGCGTCGGCAACTTGCTCTTTTAACGCTAGTTTTTTTCTTTTTATATCTCTTTCTTCATCTATATCTTGGTCGAAAGAGAATTTATCTTCCATAAGGAAGTTAATTTCTTCGTCGTTTAAATGTGATTTTGTTTGCTTGTAATACTCTCTTAATAAAGACGTATCATCTAAATCACTATA